ATATCACCCGCGAGAACTATATGGATGTGGAGTGGGAACCCTCATGGAAAGAACGAGATACAAAGGAGGATATTATTCGTATCCTAATGAATGATGACTACTATACCTCACAGCGCGAAGATTTCAACAACCCTATTGAGGAGGGAAAGCTCTTTAAGGCGAAAGACATTGCCTTAGTACGAATAGCAAATAATGAGGCGTGGGACGGATTGCTTGACCATTGGGACTTGTCTTATACCGCTACGGGGGACTATAAAGCGGGAGTACTCATTGGTATCAAAGGTATTAAGCTGTATGTGTTGGAAGTCTTCTGTCAAAGGTGTGAACTTAATGCAGCTATGGAAGTACGTGCCCAATGGGTAAAGAAGTACCTCAAAAAAGGCTATAACACTATGGGATTCTTTGATGCTACTATGGCGCAGAAAGCCGTCTATACCCCTATTATTATGCAGAGTGCAGAGGACAATGCTTGCCCTAATATCCCTATTGGTTTGCACCAAGAAGGAGACAAGCACAACCGTATTTCGGCGGGTATTACCAATGCGCTCTTTCGCAAAATCTTGTACTGGGACGAGAGTCTTCCCAAGCGTTCAGAACGTGACTACAACGCTTTTATTAAGCAGGTGCTTTCCTTTGAAAAAGGCACTACCTCACACGATGACGCCCCCGATACCTTAGAGCGTGCCATTACCCTTGCCCAACAGTATTTTGGCTATTCCGAAAACCCTTTACAAAGTGGGCGACCTTTTATTGCTAAGCACAAAAGACGTAACGTATAACCTTATTATTCTCTAAAATTATATGCTGATGACTCCAAGAAAAGAACTATTTGTAAAAGTAAAACAAGCCCTTGCTACTATTGAAGGTATTGAGTTGATAGACCTGCAACGTGGTCAGTTTGATAACCCCGAAAATGGCTATCCCGAAATATGGACAGCTGCACTCATTCAGGTAATGCCTATCACATACGAGACGATGACCCAACACGTGCAAGAAGGCGAGTGTGAGTTTCATATAGACTTCTATTGCAAAGACGGCTGGACAGACCAACACTTAGGCACTGCTGACCCCGAAGAGGGACTTATGGAACTGGATATATTGGACAAAATCACCGATACCATACAATTCCTACAAGGCGAGCAGTTCAAACCCGTACAGCAGGTGCGAGAGGAAGAATTGCGCTTAAGTGATGACGGCATTATGAGCTATCGCATAACTTTCTCCACCCGCATTTATAGGCAAACACCCTACCCCTATGCGGGTAGAAGATTGCAAATCGCAAGCCATTAATCATTAACAACTAATCATTAGTAACGTGTATTTAACCAAAGAAGAACTCAAAACCGTAGCCACTAAAGAGGTAATAGACCTTATCACCCAAGGCGACGAGCAGATAGTAACCGAAATCATTGCCGAAAGCATAGACCTAATAGCTTCTTACTTGTACAAGTATTACGATACCGAAGCTATTTTTGCCAAAGAGGGAGACGAGCGCAGCAAAATACTGCTCAAGTACCTCAAGGATATTGTTATCCATGAAATCTATATAAGACGAACTAAAACCCTCAACCAAGTGGCAAAGCTCCGTTATGATGAGGCTATACTGTGGCTTGAAAAGATAGCCAAAGGAGAAATAGAAGTCACCCTACCCAAGCGCCTAAGAGACACCGATGGCGACGGCACCCCTGATATGCCCACCCCTTTTATGAAGCTCGGAGGGCGAAAAACCTATAAAAATCATTGGTGATTATGTCTAATAACAATTTACAAGAACTCCGCAAAAAGCTTGAAGCCTTCACACAATTAGTGAAAGAGGATATCCCTATTGTGCTTAAAACAGAGGGACTCAAGTTTATTCAAAAGAACTTCCAAGATGAGGGGTTTAATGATGAGGGCTTACAGAAGTGGCAACCTCGCAAAACTACCGATACACGAGGGCGAGACCTTACTCGTTACCGTTCGGATAGGGTAGGCAAAAAAGGTACCCTTACTCCCTTTGGTAAGCGTAACCAAGGACGTGCTATCCTTACAGGATACAACTCAGGAGGCAACAAGCTACGACACTCATTTATAGCACGTATGGAGAAAATGCAGGTTACCTTCTACACCCATAAGGAGTATGCCCTAAGACACAACGAGGGCCTAAAAGGTATGCCTAAGCGACAATTTATAGGCGACTCCAAAACCTTATTCAACAATGTCAAAAAGGAAATAGACCGTTTATTCAATCAATTAAAATAATGGCAAAGCAATCTCATAAACAACGTATAGAAAAGAGTGTCACCCTTAGTGGTAATGTACTTAATAAGAAGGTACATTTGGGCAAAAATACAACCCAAAACATTCAGCAGGTAACCAATCTGATGGTGGATATCATCAAAAGACAACGCAGGCTATGGCGTACCGAACTCAACCATTGGCACTCGGCACGTTATGCCCGCTATAGTGTGGACTACCCACGTACTTACCCTTTGGAGGAGGTATACCAGGATGTACTCCTTGATGGACACCTAACAGGGATCACCGAAAACCGTACCCTACGAACTACCAATAAGGACTACGTTATCGCCATCGATGAGATTAAGGACGACACCTTAACCGAGTATATCAAGGATAAACAATGGTTTGAGGACGTGATCGAGTTTGCTCACCAAAGCATCTATCACGGGCATTCTCCTATATGGCTCAAAGAAGTAACCAAGGGCGAAATCAAAGCCGTAGAACTTATTGATAGGGGCTTGGTAATCCCCGAAAAGCATGTACTGCTCAAAGACTACGATGCTACCACTGGCATAGACCTACGAGATGTGCAAGAGGTAGTATTAGTAGCACAATTCTACAAACATTCGGGGTTACTCGAAAAGGCGACTCCTTATGCAATACTCAAGCGCCATTCGTGGGGTTCGTGGGACGAGTTCGAGGAGCTCTTTGGTATACCTATACGTATAGCTAAAATCGCCTCACAAAGTGATAGTGTGAAAGAGGAAGTTGCCCAGTGGTTGGAGGAAATGGGTTCAGCTTCGTATGGCGTTTTTCCTATTGGCACTGAAGTAGATATTAAGGAGAACAGCAAAGCTGATGCTTTCCAAGTGTTTTACCGCAAAATTGAAGCCTTAGACAAAGAACTCTCCAAACTCGTACTTCACCAAACAATGACTACCGAAAATGGCAGTAGCAAGGCACAAGGCACGGTACACGAGAACACTTTAGAGGAGGTTGTCTATGCCGACGAAAAGAAGATGCTGGCTTTCCTCAATAACCAACTTTTGCCCGCTATGCGTGCCATTGGCTACTCTATACCCGACAATGCCAAAATAGCAGTAGAGAAAACCACAGACCCTAACAAGCAAATCAGTATAGATGGCGTACTCTTAGGGCGTGGCTATATCCTTACCCAAGACTATATAGAGCGTACCTATGGGGTAGAAATAGAAAGTATGCCTACCTCTACCTTCGGCGGAAGTAGCGAGGGCGAGTCAAAAAAAGCCTAAGCCTACTCAAGTTACACTATCACACCCATTGTTGCTCCGAGCATGAGCCTATAAAGCTCAGCAAGGAAGACAACGACTTGAGTAGGCTTATTGAGGAGTATATTCGTATGGTTTTCCAAGAAAGAGGTGTTAGCGAACCCCTATCGGAAAAGCTATGGAGGTATTATTATAGGCACCTCTCTAAAGCAGTAGAAATAGGCTATAGTTCCAACATAGAACAAGCAAACCCCGATTTGGTTAGTAGCCTCAAGCACAACATAGCTACTTTTTCGGCTTTCAAAGAAACGAGCTTCAAGCAGCAGATAGAACAAGCCCTTACCAAGGATGGGCGTGTACTCCCATGGAGTGAGTTTAAGAAGGAAGCCGAAAAGCTGGACACGCTTTACAACAAGCGTTGGCTACAAACCGAGTACAACCAAACAGTAGCTAATGCCCTCTCTGCACAAAAGTACGAGGAGTATATAGCCAATAAGCGCATATACCCTAACCTTACTTATCACGCGGTACACGATGAGCGAACTCGTGAAACACACCGTACCTGGGACGGGCTTACGCTACCTGTGGAGCATGCTTTTTGGCAAACACACCTACCTCCTAATGATTGGGGCTGTCGTTGCTATGTAGAGCCTACTGCTACTCCAGTAACAGAAGGAGTACGTACAGAAGAGGTTCCCATAAAAGAAGCCTTTGCTAATAACCCTGCTCTTTCGGGGGAGATCTTTTCCGTGATACCATACGCCAAAGGAATGAGCGAAAAAGTTGTTAAGGAAGTAGAAAAGCAGGTGGAAAAACGATTGGAAAAGCTCGGAGAAAACTATATTGAGAAGGTGGTAAAAGAATACCCTAATGGAGGAAAGATTACTATTTCTAACCTTGTAAATATGGAGGGGTCGGACTATGAGCGTGTATATAAATGTTGCGACTTTTTCGCTAAGCAAGGAAAAGAAACAATGATACTACCAAGGTTTAATTCACCCCTACGAAACGAACTCTATCAGCAACTTTATGCCGATTTGCAAGGAACCCCTTATTGGGGTAAATGTCCCGACTTTAAAGTAGGAAATAAGTTCTATGAGCACGAAGGACATAACAATTCGACAAAGAGTGTGTCAAATATGATAAAAAGAGGGTTAAAACAGTCTGATTGTATTGTGGTAGACTATGATGAGCAACTTTATACTATTGGACACCTTAAAAAACTCATTAAATTTAGTATTAAAGAGGGGAAACAGATAAGTGAAGTATGGATATTAAAAAGAGGTGGAGAGTTAGAAAAAATAGAGTTCCTACAATAAACCCGAACGCCTATGAAAAGATAAATCTTAACATAGGCGTTGGTATCGCCGAATCCGCAGAATCGACATTGCAAAAGTACAACTATTTTTTAAACTACCAAAACTTTCTTCAATTATTTTTCTGCATAGATTCCCTCATAGAAGACTATTGCCTCCACTGTACGAGGGGAAAGGTACATCTGTGTGGCTACTTCTGCTATAATAGCCTCTGCTCGCCATTGTCGGTAGCGTTTGCTAAGGGTATCAAAGAGCTTGCGTACGCACTCATTACGCTGCTTTAGTCGTTCTCTTCGCTGTAGAGTATAGGTCTGCATAATAATATTGGGTTTTACCCTGCAAAATTAAAAAAACGTCTGCTATTATCCAAATTGGATTTTAGTAGACGTTGTTAGCTTGGGTTAATGTTTTTTATCTCGCTTTAATAACCTTGCTATCTCTTCATTGTAGCTTTCCGTTCGGCTTTCTTGGTAGCGGAAGTTCTCATGATCTTGACTGCTCTCACTGATTACAACTTCTGTGCG